AACCCGAGACCTCTTCCTTACCAAGTAAAATAAATAGTTTGTTTATTTTATTGATTTTAAACCACTTGCAGACTATTGCAGTGTTTTTGTTTGAATAATGTTTGAATTTTTGCTACCATTCCATTTGTTTGCTCTTGATATATTTTCCGTTCAGGTGTCCGTGTTCATAGCTTATTTGAATGGACAAATCGGACATCATCCTTAAAATAATATAATTATCCTCATCGTATTCACTTGGGAAATTCCAATAACAAGCGTATTCTATTAGCCCTTTTCTTACGCTGTTTTCGTGCATAGTGTCAAAATCATCATCTTCGTAAGCAGGAGGCGTGTATTTTACATAATCATTGTCAGAAACATAGTATTTGTTACTTATTTCTTCCTTTATCATATTGTAAAGTTCCAAGGCTGGATAAATGTTATTATTATAGTCAAATGTTATTCTTACTCGGCAAAACTTATTGTCTATAAAATAGAAACAAGAATTATCTACCTTTCTATTTGCTATGAAAAACCGACTGAAATACATGCGATCTTCGGTGTCCTCGTTCTCATAATGGCGACCTTTTCTGTTTTCTTCTATCTCCTTAATAACAGTCTCCTTATCGCTGCCAAATGGTATATTCAAAAATCCTTTTAATTCCATATTGTGTGTTTTCGTGTTTTAATATATTACATAAAGTCTTTTGCTCTGTTCCAGCGTTTGTTTCTTCCTTTTTGTCTTACTTCTACTACATTGTAAAGGTGCGCTACTTGATGAAGATTAAGCACGAAGTCCTCGTATTTAGGATTTAGAGAATGGCAGGTAATATCTCCTGTTTCTACATTGTGGGCTGTTATTTCTTTCAGCATTATTCCATTAGTAGAGTGCGCAATTACAAAGTCCCAATCCCTAAAATGCAGTTTAGAACTCCATAGATGGCGCTGTATCTCTCGGCAGATTACTATATCGCATTCCAAGTAGTCAGGTTCCATGCTGTCTCCCTCTACCTCAAAGGCTAAATATTTGCCCTTGTAGTTTTCATCTGCATCTATCATCACAAAAGGCAGTTCTTCTAAATACTCTTCATTATAGTAGCCCTCGCTCCATCCAGCCTTTGCCTTGTTGCTTACCAGTCTCACTTTTATAGATGTAGAATATTCTTTTGGTTTTAGTTCGCCTTGTGGGATGTTAGGGAAACTATGAACAAGCGGAATACCAGCCAACATATTTCCCTCCCCTGTTAATAGCCATTCTTTATTTAGTTCAGGGAATTTTGATACGAATTTATTTACAATATTATCAGTTAAATATTTCTCTTCTCCTTTAAGTGCAGCAGAAAAATTCGTTCTTGGAAAACCAATTGCTTCTGCAACATTTGTTTTGGTTTTATATAACACTGGATTTTTCCTTAAAAGATAATCCATAACAACAGATAGTCTTTTGTCCAATCCTTTTATACTACTTTTTTGTAGTATTGTTTCGTTTTCTTTCATATCTTTGTAAAAATTTGGTTATGCAAAACAATTCATTATTACATGTATCAGAAATGTTCAAGGCTTTGTTAGAAAGCGAGGAAGTAGACAGAGTTCTTATCAATAAATTTATAAAACTCGCTTTGTATATGCACATTTGCGAAGTTCGTGCAAAATACAACTGCCCACTCAATGAACTTACCGTAAACCAAGAATTACAACACGGCTGGTATTTCATCAATGCAGAAGAGTGCGAGATTCTAAGAAAGAAAGAACAGCAAGAACAAGGGAGATGATCGTAATGACGAGGGAGATATAGCTTATTTTCCTCGTTATTTTATTAAACCTTATTTGATCATCTGCTAATTTTATATTCTTTTGCATCTCTTCACGCCTCAAATCCTCTTCTTCTCGTTCCCTTGTAAAACCGCCACGATTTACAAACATCGCTATTTCTGAATATCTATCTGTGCTTATCCACAATTCTAAATCATCATTACTCCTAACTGCTCCTGTAAATCTTTTATTGATAAAATCCAGCATGTAGAGAAGATCATCTTTGCTTTCTACCCCTGCCCTATCCATTACACTACTTGCTCGGAGATACCCTTTATCGTGTTCTTTTAATAACATTTCTAAAAGTATATCCAGTTTCGCTTCGTTCATACTAAATTTTTCTCGTTGATTTTCAATTAGTTATATATTTATACTAAAAATATGTAGTATAAAATTTGCTTTATACTACAAAAGTGTAGTATATTTGCAATATCAAATTAACAGAACAAAATTAGAAATAAAAATGAAACCAACAAACAAAAAGAGAAAAAGAAAAAATAAAATTTCAGTTGGCCAGAGACACAGGGATATTTTAATAGAAAGTTTTGATTGCTCTGTCCAATCAATAGAAAACGCACTGAACTATGTAACAGACAGCGATTTAGCAAGAGAGATAAGAACAAAGGCAAAAGAACTTCTAAAAGAAGAAGTCAGAAAAGTAAAAATAATATTAGATGAATAGCATAGCTACCTCCCCCATTCCTGAAGGATATGTTTTAGTGCCACAGGATACATACAACAGGTTTCTGAAACAGATAGAATGGGAAAGCATAGAAATACCAAGCATCAACGATGTAAGCGAATACACAGGGATTTCTATTGAAAAGATAAAAAAAGACTTAAAAAAATACGACTGCCCACTTCGTGAAATAGAAAAAGGAGGAAAAGGCAGAGGAAACATTAAGAAATTCATTAAAAAATCAGCAGAACTCTACAAAGACTGGGTAAGAAAATAAAAACTCCCAGCGGCAACTGAGAGCAATTAACTTTAAAATCATTATCGATTATGAAAACAACTTTAAAACAAATAACGATGGCAAATTTACAAAAAATAGCAGAAAAAACAACAAGAGGTTGTGATTTATACAGAGTAGCTTGGGAAATGATAGAAATCCAAGGGTTTGAAAACTACGATAACAGCGAGTTTCTTTGGTTTCAATTATTCTTCGATGGGTTGGGTAGACAATGGTGCGTAGAGGAGAAAGTAAGCAGAAACAAATGCGAGTGGATACTCACAAGAGATGGCGAAGAAATCTCTCCCCTTGGGAAGCACTCAAAATTCATTGAAAGCTTCATAGAAAGCAAAAGAGAAGAAGAATTAGAATACATATACTGATAGTTTTTAATAGATAGTTTGATTTTTCCACCGCCCAAATCTTTTTCATTGTACTCATTCATAAATTAACTTAAACAGGGCGGTGGTTTTTAAAAAGACAATAAGATGAACGCAATATATAAGATACACAAATTAAGACTTTGGAAAAAATGGGTAATGAACAACAGAAAGCATGATTTAGCCTATTACCGAAACCTATACGACAATAATACCTATGAAAACGAATTACAAAGAGCTGACCGAATTCTTGCGGTTCTTAAATAAAATCTACATAGAATACAAGGGCGAAGAATTTAAGCCAACAGCTGAAGAATTTAAAAAAGTAAAAGAACGATTCACAACAAGATAAAGAACAAGCGCTGTTTGGATTTAACACAATAAAAAAATGTTAGAAATCTGGTAACAGACAGCGCTTTAAAAACTCCCTGCTGCAAGTAATCTACCAAGAAAACAAATAAATACAGGGTAACACAGCCCAGTTGCCCGAAAACTGGAAAACACGAGCAACACTGGGCTGTTTTTAAAAAAGTAAAACATAACCACCGCCAAGCCATACTAATAAACCTTTCTTGTTATACATTTTAATTTTTTCGGCGGTGGTTTTTAACTAAAAAAATAAACAAAATGGAAACAAACGAAAAAGTAATTACCAAACAATCATTAGGAAACTTTCTTAACAACTCTAAAACAACAGAGTTTTTAGAAAAAACATTAGGAAAGAGAAAGTCTGAATTTGTATCAAACCTATTAGCGCTATCCGATGCTGATAAAGGTTTGGCGCAATGCGACCCATCCGAGCTTATGAAGTGTGCGATGAATGCCACAGCGCTGAACTTACCACTGAACAAGAACTTGGGTTATGCCTATGTAATTCCTTACAATGGAAAACCACAATTCCAAATGGGATACAAGGGATTTATCCAGTTAGCTGTTCGTTCAGGGCAATACAAGACCATCAACACTTGTGAGGTAAGGAATGGCGAGATTAAGAGAAATAAGTTCACTGGACACATAGAATTTTTAGGCGAAAACCCAGAGGGCGAAGTGATAGGATATTTAGCCTATATAGAGCTTCTAAATGGATTTCAACAGTCTTTATATATGACCATTCAAGAAGTTCAGCAACACGCCAAAACATTCTCAAAGTCTTTTAATTCTACGACTTCTATTTGGAAAAAAGATTTTGATGCTATGGCAAAGAAAACAGTGCTGAAACTCCTTTTAAATCGCTATGGTGTTCTTTCTGTGGATATGCAGAGGGCAATTGAAAAAGACCAAGCAGATGCAGATGGGCAGTATATAGACAATCCTCAAAGTAGAATTGTGGTAGATGCCGAAGTAATCCAGCAGGAAGAACCGCAAGAGGAAGTAGCAATAGAAATAGACCTTAAAAATGATGCTTAATATAATTAAATCAGGCAGTGATGGAAATGCCGTGGTCTATAACAAGACCATAATGGTGGACTGCGGTGTTTCTTTCAAAGCCTTACAAGGAGTAACAGAGGATTTACAACTGGTTTTGCTGACACACAAGCATAACGACCACATTAACCTGAAAACGCTCACAAAGTTACAAAGTAAGCATCCGAATATCAGAGTGGCTTGTTGTGAGTGGATGATAGAAGAACTGCCAAACATTAAGAACATAGATATTTTGGAAATAGGCAAAATCTACAATTATGGAAACTTTAAGGTTTCGCCTGTAAAACTCTATCACGATGTACCAAACTGCGGATATAGGATTTTTATAGAAAATTATAAAATATTCCACGCTACGGATACAGCACATTTAGAGGGTATTTCAGCCAAAGGATATGACCTATATGCGGTAGAGCATAATTATGATGAAGAAAAAGCGCTGAATGCCATAAAAAAAGCGCAAGAAGAGGGTAAGTATTGCCACGCAGTAGGAAGCATAGAAACTCATTTGAGCAAGAAACAGGCGAAGGAGTTTATAGACAATAATAAAAAAGAAACCAGTGAGGTGGTAAAACTTCACAAGAGCAAGAGTTTTTATTGAAATGAAAGAAGAATTAGAAAAGATACAAGAGTTTTTAGAAATAGATGTTTCGGAAAATCCAGAGGAACTGATAGAACGGATAAAAACACTCAATGTCTATATGGCACGAAGCGGTAGAATGTTAGCGGATGCAAAACAGAGACTAAGAGAAAAAAAAGCATCCGAGATTTCTAAAACGATTTTGGAAATAGCGAAACAGAATTTTTTAAGCGCCAAAGCACAAAATGCACTGGTGGATAGTATAGCCCAAGAGGAAAATTTCTTGGTAGACTGGGCGGAGCGAATAAACAAATCCTGCACTCATCAGGTGGATGCACTCAGAAGTCTATTAAGCTATGAAAAAGAACAATTAAGATTAACACAATAAATAATATAACATGGCACAATCATTTTTTGGAAGCATAGACTACGACAAATTAGTAGAAGCTTTAAAAACAGGACAAGTAAAAATTTTTAAAACTGAAAACGGCAAAAGACTGGTAAATGTGAATGTTTGGATAAACGACACAGAAGACCAATACGGCAACATTGCATCAATCTCTCTCCCCTTGAAAGATGAATTTAAAGAAGAGAAAAAGAAAGTAGTCTATGTAGGGAATATGAAGAAATCTACTCCGAGTGTAACAGAAGCAACACCAGAAGATTTTAATGATGCAGGAGATGAAGATTTACCATTCTAAATTAACAAACTATGTCTATAACATCCACAAAAGCATTTGCAGAGATTCAGGTAAAACTACCTGACAGGAGAAGAGAAGTTTATAAGGCTATTGCGAAAAACCCTAACTCATCAATTTATGATATAGCCGATGTTTTAGGCTGGAATTTAAACCAAGTGAGCAATAGAATAAACGAGTTGGTAAATTCAGGACTAGTAGAGAAAACAGGTTCAGAAATACATGGAAAGTTTGAAAGGGATTTGTTTTCTGTTATAACAGACAAGGAGAAGATAATCGAAAAGCAAAGACAATTATACAAAGGGTTTACTTCGGTAAGAGCCGATTTAGAAGCCGATTATAATAATTGCAAAACAGAAAACGGAAGAAAGATTCTAAAAAACAGAATAGAATACTATAAAGAAAAAATAAGGAATTTAAAATGGTTGATTTAAAAATACTTGTAGAGGGCTTGGCGCATAGAAAAGGAATACTTGAACACGGAACACCAGCGAAACAGCTTCTAAAAACGCTGGAAGAAATCACAGAATTACACGCAGCAATAGAAGATTACAATTTAAAGGAAATAGAAGATGCAATCGGCGATGTAGTGGTTACTTTGATAATCTACGCCAAAATGAAGAGCATTACGCTTTTTCCTAATGGCAGCGAAGAACTTTCGGACTCAAAAGGAACAGCACAAGACCCTTATTTCTTACTGGACAACTGCAATAAACTTATGCAGTTGGAGAAGTTCACTAATGATTCCGTAGAAAAGTATTACACTGTTCAGATGATGTTGTTCTTGCTGAACCAAATCGCCAACAGATTTAACCTTAAAATTTGGGAGTGTTTGCACTCGGCTTACAAGGTTATAAGTCGCAGGACTGGAAAGGTTGTTAATGGAACCTTTATTAAAGACTAATGGAAGCAGGACAATACGCTACACTGAACAAAGATGTAGGCTTTAAAAAGGTAGTTTACAGCAAAAAGGGGACGAAAGTAAAAATCATCAGCATAAGCGGAAACGCTGTGATTTACGAAACAGAAAACGGAAAACGCTTTCCGTGTAATATTAAAGATTTAGAATGAAAACAAAGATTAAATCATGAGAAGTAGTTTTTTATTTAGAAAGGAATACCACGAAATATTAAAAACTCTATCAGCAGAAAAACGAATAGAATTAACATTCTTGATTTTTGAATATGGAGTCTATGGAGAAGTCAAAGAAAATATTTCAGAGGATATAAGGGCTATTTTCAGTCTTATCAAAGACAAAATAGACAGGGATTGCGAAGAGTATGGGATTTTTTAATTCTCTAATTAAAATCAAATGAAAACGAGAACAACATATATAGACTTAATAAACCAGTTTTGGACACAATCAAAAGAGTGTGCATTCAATCCAAGTGACGCAGTGCTTTATTTCTTTTTGCTGAATACCTGCAATGCACTTCATTGGAAGCAACCTTTTGGACAATCGGACAGGTTTTTAAGTTTGTCGTTAGGATTTTCTATAAACACAATTAGAGGAGCAAAAAATAGACTAAAACAAAGAGGGCTGATTGACTTTAAAGCGCCTGAAAAAAACGGAAAAGGCATAGAGGGACAAACCAAATATGTCATCCTATCTGTATCAAATTTTGATATAGTTCCTGATACAGATGCTGATACAGATGCTGATAGAGATACTGATAGAGATACTGATAACAACATAAGACAAGATAAGAGAAGAAAAGATAAAAAAGAAAAAGTAAAAAAAAGAAAATCTTTCAAGGAATTTACCGAGCAGGATTTTATAGAGGAATTGAAGTTACATTCCGAGAAATACAGCAAGGAAATGCTTAAAGACTTTTTTATCTACTGGACAGAGCCGAACGAAAAGGGAAAGATGAAGTTTCAGTTGCAGAAAACTTGGAGTACAGCAGGAAGGTTAAGCACTTGGTCAAGAAACGATTTCAATGGCAATAGCGGGAGTAAACCGAAAGAAACCAAGCAGTCAGGAGGGCATATAGCACGAGATGGAACGAGAATAATGATGTTTTAAAACTGCAGGATTATGACAGAAATGATAATGTCGCTGGCGACAAATCACATCTACGAGATTGAAATCAACAGAAACGCAGAAAACTATTCGGTCTGTCCTGAATGCTCAAAAAACAGGCGAAAAAAGAACATCAAGTGTTTCTCCTACAACGCAGAAAAAGAAGTCGGCTACTGCAACCACTGCGAAGCGAGATTTGTGAAGCATGTGCCTTTTGAGAAGAAAATCTACACCAAGCCAGAGGTAAAGTGGGAAAACTACACCAAACTATCTGAAAAGCTGGTAAAGTGGTTTGAAAAGCGAGGAATATCGCAAAAAACACTACTGCGAATGAAGATTGGCGAAAAGGAGGAATGGATGCCACAAGTTGAGAAAAAAGCCAACTGCATCGTGTTTCCCTACTTCCGAAATGGCGAACTGGTCAATGTGAAGTATCGCGATGGGCAGAAGAATTTCAAACTGCATTCAGGAGCAGAGCTGATTTGGTTCAATTACGATGCGCTGAAAGTCTACAAGGAAATCATCATCGTAGAGGGCGAAATGGATGCACTTTCACTAATCCAAGCAGGATTTGAAAATGTTATCAGCGTGCCAAATGGAGCCTCTACTGGGCGAATGGAATACTTTGATAACAGCCTTGAAGACCTCAACCAAGTAGAAACTTTCATTTTGGCGACCGACAACGATATGAAAGGTTTGCAACTCAAAAACGACCTTACTCGCAGACTTGGAATAGAAAAATGCAAAAGCGTATCATTTAAGCAGTTTAAAGACGCAAATGAGTTGTTAGTCGCAGAGGGAGTAGAAAGTGTCCGTAAGGCTGTGGAAAGCGCCAAATTTTTGAAGTTAAGCAATGTGTATGCCGTGGAAGATTTCCAAAGTGACTTGGATGCTTACTTTGAAAACGGACTGCCACAAGGTTTGAGAATAGGCGTAGAGGGGCTTGATGAGAGGATAAGATGGCAGACAGGGAGGTTTGGCGTGGTGACTGGAACACCAGGGAGCGGAAAGTCTGAATTTATGGATTTTATCTACTCAAAACTGAATGCGCTGTATCATTGGGGAATTGGTTACTACACGCCTGAAAGTATGCCTTTGCCATCGCACTTTGCGAGAGTTTTCTCAAAGTTCATCGGTAAGGAATACAAAAAGGGAGTGATTTCCGAAACGGAAAAGGAAATAGGCGAAGAATACCTCAACAAAAATGTCTTTTGGGTAGCGCCTCACGAGGATATGACCATAGATGACATTTTAGCAAGGTTTGAATATTTAGCCAAAGCCAAAGGATGTAAGGCTTTCCTGATAGACCCTTTCAACAGGATAGAACAGGGAGCAAACCACAGCGACAATGAACGGCTGTATATCAAAAAGGCGCTTGGGAAAATGATTGCTTTTACCAAGAAAACCGACAGCCTCTTGTTCTTGGTGGCGCACCCTACGAAACTGCCAAAGGGAAACGATGGAAAGTTCAAGATGCCAACGCCTTACGATATTTCAGGCTCTGCCGACTTTTGGAACATGCCTGACTATTGTATGTCCATCCGAAGAAATCAGGATGATGACGGCAAATTCCTCTCACACGGAACAGTGCTGGTAAGCAAGACCAAGATAAACAAAACGCTGGGAGATACAGGGCAATGGGATTTTTGGTATAACATCAATAACGGCAGGTATCTCACGGACTTTAACGATGGCGCAGAGAGAATTTGGGACAATTCCAACTGGATAACCAAAGAAGAACCAAAGGAATACACGATGCCAAAAATGGAAGCCACACCTGAAATCTTCCAAGATGATGATGACGGCTTTCCATTCTAAAAAACAAAAATTATGACACTGGAAGAACTCAAAAAAGACCCAATGAAACAGATAGAAAGGGTCGCTAAAAGCAAAGATATAAATGCCCTTATAAAAGCCTATGAGGAGCAGAGAAAAGAACAGAGAAAAAGATATAAAAACAAACAAAATCAAGATGAATACGGATATAGTGAAACCTAATATAGAGGAATTAACAAAGGCTAAAAAAACACTTGAAAAAGCCAAAGAATTAAACCGAAAGGTAAAGTTTGTTCCGATGGGATATTCGCCATCTTGGGAGCGAGAAAAGGAAGTAATCAAAGCCAAAAAGGAGCAGATAGACAAGTCAGTATACAAGCCGAAAGACTACAGCATCCACACGCCAAAAGGAGGCAAAATCCATGTTCCAGAGGGATACTTGAAAGTGAAAGATTTAAGAGAAAAATTCTTGGAGAGAATAGGCTCTTATGTCACAAGGCTGGATATGGAATACCGAAGCCGAGTGAACGAACTTATCTTGGGTTCTGTAAAGGCTTATGAATGGAACGAGGAGATTTTCAAAGAAGTAACAAGCAATTATAAACGAAAAAAGAGATACAAAAAATGGTAGATAAGTTTTATAAAGATTTGCTAAACGAAATTTTAACAGAGGGTTTTGAATACGATGACCCGAATAGGAAAGGCACAAAGAGAAAACAGATACCAACCGCGGATTTCTTCTTGTTTTCAAAAGATAATCCTGTAATATCTTTAAGGAAAGTTTACTTTAAAGGTGCTGTTGCCGAACTGTTATTGTTCTTGAAAGGTTCAACAGACATCAGGGACTATTGGAAAGCAAAGGTAAACTTTTGGGATGCTGATTTCTGCAATTATCAAAACATATCCAGCGAGTATCTACAGTTGTTGAAAAACAATCCTGAAATAGAAGCAGATGATAAGTTTTCATTAGGTAAGATTTACGGACACCAATACGCTCGGCAGTATGAGGTTTTTGATAAATTTAAGGAAAACCCTTACAGAACAGATTTAATCGTTGATAGTTGGCAGTTAGACAGCCTTAACGATATGAGTTTAAGACCTTGTCACTTCCTATATCAGTTAATTAAAGAAGATGACGGGTTTATGCTTAAATGGTCACAGCGTTCGGTGGACACCTTACTCGGCTTACCAATGAACATTGTGTTTTATTTCTTAATGGGTAAAATCCTTGAAATTTGGTCAGGACATAAGTTCACAGCTCTTGAGGGAGATTTAAGAAATGTTCATCTCTATGATAATCAATATGAGTTAGCCGAAGAAGTGAGTGAAGTTACAGCCGTAGATAGAGTTCATGAAATTAAAATTGACTCTTCCAGCTGGGAATTAGATAAACCATTTGAAGAGTTTATTAAATCTGTTAAATACGAAGATTTTAAATTAGTGAATTACCATCCTGTTTTAGTCAAAACAGTAGAAATGTTAGCATATAAGAAATGATAGTAATAGTTTTAATCCTAATCTTATCAATCGCCATTGTGATTATAGCATGGAGCAGCGATATTAAGATGTTGGAAGACCGAATAGAAGAATTAACCGAAAAATTAGAAAGGCATGAAAACAATAAAACTTATAGCGCTGGTGCTGTTCCTATGCAGCTGCAAAGCGAAAGACCCTTACAAACAATTCAAGAAGGAGATAAAAAATAAACCAAGTAAAGAACAAGTAAATAAACATTTAGCATGAATACAGCAGGACAACACCTTACGGAATACCATAAAAAGCTCTTGAAAAAAGAAGCCAAATACGAAAAGAAAGTAAGAACAAGAAGAATTGAAAGCCTTACCATTGAGGAACATGTAAAATTAAAATCCATAATGTCTCAGTTCTACTGCACGGTAGCCCTGCAGATAGAGTTGGTAGATGCGCTGGAAGAAATGAAGATGTTAAATGGATATCCCTTTGTTGAAGACTTAAGAAAGGCGGTTATATTCATGAATAACAGCATGTATGAAAGTGCTGTGAAAAACGAAGAAGATGATTTAGTAAGGCAGGTGTGGGAGAAGAAAATGGAAAACATCGTGAAAATCATGCCTCAGCTCAACGCGAAGCAGTTTGATATGCTGGAAGAGTTTATTAGAAATTTGAGATATAAGAAGTAAAAATATGAAAATAAACAATATAGAAGTAAGAGATATTATCTTGACTATTTATAAATTACAAAAAGATTTTAAAAAGGAATTGATTAACATGGGATTAGACTCGTTTTATGTAGAGTCTTTAAAGTCTCCACTTGGAAATAGTATCACTCATCATAGTACGATGTTTTTATTGGAAAATATGACCTTAACAATTAATAATAGGGAAAGCATTGTTGAATGGAAACTACCTTGTCTGTTAAATTTGCTTGGAACGAATAGCGTGTTAGAAGGTGATTCAGGCAGTATTCGTTTGGAGTATTTAAAAAATTTTGAAGCTCATAAAGAAGCAAAATCGTATATAGAAGAATTATTAGAAGAAGAAAAACAAAACTTTAGAGCTATTAAGGAAATGTACGAATCTTCTGAGAAAAAAATTAATGAATTGGTAAAAATATTAAATAAAATAAATACAAATAACTGAATATGAAAACAATAGGAAAAATAAGATGTAGTATTGATAATCTAAAAACAGAGCCAAATTTAGTAGAAGATATAAGGTCTGATTTGGCGGATATTATTGATATGTTAGAAAAACAAAGGGGTGACAAAAACACATCACCCGCAAGTGCAGAAAAACAAAGACTGATTTCTATCGCACAAACAAAGTTAGAGGAAGCGTGTATGTTCACCATAAAGGCTTTATATGCCAAATAAGTAACTTACTAAATAGTAACATTAAAGATAAATAAGATGGAAGCGAAAGAATTTAAAATTCAAGTGCCAGAAGGCTACGAAATAGATAAAGAAAAATCAACTTTTGAGAAAATAGTTTTTAAAAAAGTTGATGATTTACCTAAAAGTTGGGAAGAATTAGAATTTATAGATGGTTTTTTTGTAAGTAGTTTAAGTGATATAGCTAAAATTGGAAATAATACTACAAATGATAAAAGCAACAAAAATGTTTTCCCTACAAAAGAAGAAGCAACAGCATGTTTAGCACTTGCACAACTGTGTCAATTAAGAGACAAATACAATAATGGGTGGAAACCTGATTGGAATAGTGTTGCAGAAACAAAATGGGTTATAGAAATATTTAAGAACAATATAGCTAAAAATATTTATGGGGGTAAACATAGAATATTAGCTTTCAAAACAGAAGAGCTTAGAGATAAATTCATAGAAAACTTCAATGATTTAATTGAGATAGCTAAACCTTTATTGTAATAGGAAATTGAAATAAACACCCTTTGAAATTTGATTTTGGGAATTCTTAAAAAGCGCGACAAAACCAAAAATCAAAGTTAAAACAAAGGAAAGCGGCTTGAATTGTTTGAAAAAATGAAAGCAATAATAAATTTTGAAACGGATAGCCTTATTGTAGAGGCATTTGGATTTAGTGAGACTTTTAATCTACAAGAAGAAATGGTCAATCAAGATTGGACAGATGCTTGGTTTGTGTTAGGGTTAGAAAGAGAAGATGGAGAAGCATATTTTGAATTAGATTTTAATCTTGTATGGAACGAGGGTGAAGAGCCTATAATGAGTGTTTATCCTGTGGTTGATGGTAATAAATTTCATACTAATTGGGAGAGATGTGAATTGAAAATCGTAGGAAAGAGAAAGGAGTATGAGTATGTAGATAACGAAATATCCAAAGATATTTTAAATTACTATGACAGATTTATAACATTAAGAACACCTGAATTTGTAGAAGAGTCTATTCATCTTACAGACGATGGAATCAGAACAGTTATCAGCAGGATGACTACGAAAGGAGATAAGATTGTTTTGAAGCCATTGGAGGATGTGCTGAAAGATAGTAGAATAATGGATAAACTTACTATTGGAGAGAAAGAAAAATTAGAAATGATTATTAACAATAACCTTACAGATATAAACATTGCTAAAACATTATCTTCTAAAATAGAAGAAACTTTAAAAAACAACAACTACGATGTTTATGGATTTATAAACAAAGGTTACTCAGTAAAATAAAAAATCAAAAAAAATGGAAAAACAAATATTTAGAGTAGGAGATAGAGTTTTTGACCATAGATTTGGATGGGGTGAAGTTACTTATGTTTATTCTATCAAAAAGGTAAAAGATGCTTATAATTCTTTTAATTGTGAAGTTAAATTTGATAAATACACAGACGAAAAACCTTTTATTTACACTGACCATGGAGCATTAACAGCGTTATCCTTCACAGAATACACTCTGCAAGGATTTACCCAAGAAAAGCCTGTGAACTATGAGGAATATATAGGAAAGTGGGGAAAGTTTTTGGATAGCGACAAGGATATACTTCTAATAGGTAAGTTATTAGGTTATGATAACACTGAAAATGGAGTTTACCCGTTTGAAAACGAGTTTGGAAATTACGCAAACTTTGAACCACTAACAGAAGAACAAGTAAAAGTTTTAGGATTATGAAGAAATTTATAACAACAATTTTAATGGTGAATATCATAATTTATCTAAGTTGTTCAATATCTGAATTATCGTTTAATTTAGTTAATTGGGAGGAAGAGATTAGAAAAGCTTACGCTGTTTTCTTTTGTTTTATAAACATTTTGTCTTTAAATATATATATAACAAAAAAAGATGAAACTAAGAGATAAATTAGACAACATCCTAAAAGAATACATCAGATTATTTGAGGAGAAACACGAAGTATTTTTTGACTATGCTGTAGGAGATGATTTAATGGGGCTTTTATGTTTTGGGGAGTATTTATTTGTTGTAGGAGATGTAATCTACGATATAGACAACGATTTGCCCAAAAATCTCATCTTCCAGTGGTAGGATGATAGTTTTGACAGCAGCAAAAACCCTCAACATAGAGAAATAAATTTCCAATCCTATGCAAGAGGATTAAGATTTGAAAATTTAAATAAGTAAAATATGAACGATTCAGCATTTGAAGAAAAAGTAGACCACCCAAGCCATTACAACGCTGGGAGGATTGAAGTAATAGATTTTATTGAAGACCAAAATTTGAATTTTAATTTAGGTAATGCTGTGAAATACATCAGCCGAGCAGGAAAGAAAGACCCAGCAAAGTTTAGGGAAGACTTAGAAAAGGCTATATGGTATCTTAACCGAGAATTAAAAAAATCTAAATAGAAATATTTTATTAACCACACCCTGCACCAGCAGGGCTTTTTTATTCTTATTTTTATTTGTTCTAAATAAGAAAATATACTATATTTGTGATAATGAATAAGGAAGATTGTTTGCTGTTGAGCGTAGCCAGTTATTTAAGATTGCAATATCCTAATGTGCTGTTCTGCCATATCGCTAACGAGAGGAAGACCAGCATACAACAGGGGGCGAAACTCAAAAGACTGGGTGTAAGAGCAGGAATGCCTGATATACTTATATTTCAGCCGAACAAAACTTATTCAGGTTTAGCGATAGAATTGAAAATAAAGCCCAACAGACCAACAAAAAACCAGTTAGAGGTATTGGCGCAACTGAAAGAGAATAATTGGAATACGGCTGTTTGCTACGACTTTGAAGAGGTAAAAACTCTAATAGATAACCATTTGAATTAAAAACAAAAACACATGTCAGCACCAATAGGAAGTCAATTTTGGAAGCTACGCAAAAAGCACGGAAAGGATAAAAGGTTCACAGCTGAAGAGTTGTGGAATGAAGCGTGTGAGTATTTTCAGTGGTGTGATAGCCACCCTCTAATGAAAGCAGAGGCTGTAAGAGGTGGCGCTATGTCTGGACAGATTATTGAAGTGCCGATAAAAAGACCCTACACCCTGCACGGACTTTGTGTCTTTATGGGCGTTAATACAAAGTATTTCAATGATTTAAAAGACTCTTTAAGAGAAAGACCAGACATAAATTACTCCGAAGTCATTACACGGATAGAAGAGATAATTTACTGCAATAAGTTTGAGGGCGCAGTGGCTGGCTTCTTTAATGCCAATATCATAGCGAGGGATTTGGGGCTTACAGACAAGAAAGACCTTACAACGGCAGGAGATAAGATAAACACTATCCCTTCTTCTATTCAGGTAGAAGTGGTAATGCCACAGGAGGAAGATTAAGATTTAAACCTAACTACTTTTTTATAATTTTTTTTGATTTCATTTTATGTGTTTTTTTTAATTGATTTGCTACCGAGCCTCGCAGAAATGTGGGGCTTTTTAAATTAGAAAATATGGACAAAAAGATAAAATTCAAAGCATCAAAGGTTTTTGCCGAAGTGTGGGGCGCTTTAAACGAAAAGATACCCAACGGCAACACTTGGCAGCACAAGTATAAACTTATCATTGAGGAGGGAAGCTCAAGGAGTTCCAAGACTTGGAGCAACTTCCAAGTGCTGTATAATTTCCTTGC